TCTTCACACCAAGATTTGAGGTCAAGATGATAAGGGTATTCTTGAAGTTAATCTTTCTACCCAAACTATCTGTAACGTGACCATCGTCCAAGATTTGAAGTAATACAGTAAACACATCTTTGTGAGCTTTTTCAACCTCATCAAACAAGATGACAGAATAAGGTTTATTCTTAACTTTTTCAGTCAACAATCCACCTTCTTCGTACCCAACATAACCTGGAGGTGCTCCAACCAATTTGGATACGGTGTGCTTCTCTTGGTACTCAGACATATCCACACGGATTAGTGCGTCCTCACTTCCAAACATTTCCTTTGCAAGTTGTTTCGCTAAGTGAGTTTTACCAACACCTGTGGAACCCAAGAATACGAACGAACCAATTGGACGATTTGGATCTTTGATACCAAGTCGATTTCTCTTAATCGATTTTGCAACCTTGATAACCGCAGCATCTTGGCCAATAACAGTTCCAACAATGTGTTTATCCAAGTTCAACAATGCTTTGGTGTCATCCACAGACATTTTATTGACAGGAATTTTGGTCATGTTAGAAACAACATCATAAACATCATCAATTCCGACCTTCTGTTTGTCTTTGGACATTTGTTCTTCAAACTTTTGTTTTTCTTGTTCCAATTTGTCCAACAACTTTTTCTCCTTGTCTCTGAGTTGTGCGGCTTGTTCGTAATTCTGTTTTTTTACAACGTCCATTTTCTGTTGTTTAAGTTCAGCTGCTTTACGTTTCAACTCTTCGATTGCCTCAGGAACCTTAAGTTCGGTCTGCATTCTAGCACCAACTTCATCCAAGATGTCGAATGCTTTATCAGGGAATTCACGGTCGGTGATATATCTATCCGCCAACTTAACACAAGCTTCAATGACTTCATCGGAATAAGTCACTTTGTGATATGTTTCGTATTTGTCCCGAACATTTTTCAAAATTTCAATTGTTTCAATCACAGTAGATGGTTCAACAATTACTTTTTGAAATCTACGCTCTAACGCTCCATCTTTTTCGATATTCTTTCTGAACTCATCCAAAGTGGTTGCACCGATTACTTGTAGTTCACCACGAGATAATGCCGGTTTGAAGATGTTGGAACCATCCATTGAACCTGAGGAATTTCCTGAACCAACCAAAGTATGAATCTCATCAATGAATACGATGATATTAGGATTAGCTTGAAGTTCTTCGATAATAACCTTCATTCTTTCTTCAAATTGTCCACGATACTTTGTACCAGCAACAACTGAAGTTAGGTCAAGGTTAACCAATCTTTTATCCAAGAGATTACGGGGACAATCACCATTGACAATTTTCATCGCCAAACCTTCAACAATTGCAGTTTTACCACAACCAGGTTCTCCAAGAATAATTGGGTTATTTTTCTTTCTTCGGGAAAGAATTTGAGCGATTCGTAGAATCTCTCGGTCTCTTCCGATTACAGGGTCCAATTTACCCGCCTCTGCAAGTTTATTCAAATCTCTACTGAAATTGTCTAGCACAGGTGTCGAGGAATCTCCTGACTTCTGTTTTTTACTCATCATTTTGTCTTCGTCGTCCATTAAGTCGTTCATAACGTTTTTTAGTTTTTACAAAGTAATATCAAAATTTATTCTTATCCAAATAAACAGACAAGTTGTCGTAAAAAAAGTAAAAATACTTCATTTTACTGACAGATTGTCATACTATTGTGTTCGGTATCAATCTTGAATACAAAGATAACAAATAAACTTAAAACAAAAAAATAAAATTATGTTTGGTAACAGAAGATCTTACAATGACATCTTTAGATCATTTGATGAAATGTTCTCACAATTAACCCCAAGTAACGGTGAGTGGAAAACTCAAACTAAAGTTTCAGAAGATGGGACAATGAAAATAACTACGTATTACTACGACAATGATAAAACAAACCCAACTTCAAAAAACTTGAAACAACAACTTGAAATCGCAATTGAAAATGAAGATTTTGAATTAGCAGTAAAACTACGAGACCAAATTAAAAGTTTGGAAGTGAATCAAAAAGAAATTCAAAAACTTGAGATGGAACTCAAAAAATCAATTGAAGACCAAAACTTTGAAAAATCAATTGAGATTCGAGACCAACTCAAAAAGTTGAAGTAAAAAAAGACCCTCACAAATAGTGGGGGTTTTTTATTTTTATAGTATTTTATATGTAAAAAGTTTTTACAATATTTATATTTATGAAACCTTTTGAAAAATATCTAACCCATTCTTCTACATTGAGAGATGTCTTGGACACTTATTTAGAATTAAGATTACATCTACAGGAATTAGGGTTCAGTGAAGAGGAATTGGACCGTCCTCCAAAATACACCAGTAAGATGATGAACTTACAAGAAAGATTCAATCATGAATTTAATAATGTGATTAGATTTCTTCGGGATTATGGATTTGAAGTAAGTAAAGATGAAGTGGCGGATTTCATTATGCCACAATTATATAAAATAAATGAATTAACACCACTTAGAGATGGCAATACTGAAAGAAGAGATTCAGGGGACGAAGATTATTAATGAAATAAAATCTTCCAATATCAAAAAAACAGAATACGATACGGAAACAAAAAAACTTGTGGTAGAATTCAATAATGGATTTAAATATGAATACGAAAATGTCCCTCATCAAGTATATACAAAATTCAGAATGGCGGAGTCACAAGGAAAGTTTTTTACTACGGACATATCAAATACGTTCAAGTATAAGAAATTATAGTATTTATATAGATGAATAATTTTCAAAAAATCCTTAATAGTTTTTCAGTACAAGAAACTCTCAATCCAAAAATTTGGGAGAACCCTGAGAACCCACAAAAAGCAAAGATGGTTCCGAAGGTGAAAAACGCTTTATTGAAGATTGCTGAAAAATTCATCGATTATCTTGGTGAAGAGGTTTTTGTTGAAGATATAGTTTTGACCGGATCTTTAGCAAATTTTAATTGGTCAGAATATTCTGATTTTGATTTACATATTCTTGTAGATTTACAACAATTCGAAGATGAAGCTCCTTTATATAAAGAATTATATAATCTAAAGAAACAAGTATTCAACGACAAACACGACATTAAAATATTTGGATATGATGTCGAATTATATGCACAAGATAATGAAGAGCCACATTTTGCAACAGGTGTTTATTCAGTAATGAATGATGAGTGGGTAACAAAACCTAAACAGTTTGAAAACGATATTGATAAATCAGTTTTGGAGAAGAAAATCAAGAACTGGACTGAAAAAATTGATAAGGTAATTGAATCCAAAAATTCGGAAGATGATATTAAATTAATAGATTCAATCAAAGAAAAATTAAAAAACTATAGAAAATCAGGTTTGGAAAAAGAAGGTGAACTTTCGTATGAAAACTTGGTTTTTAAGTTTTTGAGAAGGTCAGGACACATCGAAAAATTGTTTGATATGTCAAATAAAGCTCTCGATAAAGAACTTTCTATTGAGAGAAAATTGGAAGACTGATACTTACACCTTAATAAATGTGAATAACCATATATTTATAAAGAAAAAATTAAATGGCTTTTAATTATTATATTGCGTCTTCTTGTAATTCTACCACAGATTTATATATAAAGTCGGAAGAAAATCTTATTGTGGGTAAAATTTACGACTTAATAATCGTCGGAGGTGGTAATGGATGTTATTCTATTGTGCCAGGTGTTGATACCCCCTTAGCAGCGACCGCAACAATATTTAATGGTCCATGGGACAACTGTGTAGAATGTTTGGGAGATGTTACACCTACCCCAACAGCATCAAATACATCTACTCCAACAGTAACACCAACAAATACATCTACTCCTACAAATACATCTACTCCTACAAATACATCTACCCCGACAAATACTCAAACTGCAACTCGGACACAAACTCCAACTGTAACCCCAACAAATACTACAACTCCAACCGTCACTCCAACAAATACCGCAACTCCAACCGTCACTCCAACAAATACTGCAACTCCAACCGTCACTCCAACAAATACTGTCACCCCAACAAAATCTCCACTACCGTTCACATACTATATTATAAGTCCATGTGCGGGAGGGGAAATTTTTTATGCCAAATTTATAGGTAGTTTACTCAATAATAAAATATATGACTTATCATTTGAAGGTGGTAGTCATCAATGTTATACTGTTGTTGATGGATTTGAAACTCCGTTAGCATTAACTGTAACAATATTTAACGGACCATGGAATACTTGTGTTGAATGTCTTGGGGATATTACTCCGACACCTACAGCGTCAAATACTCCAACACCAACTGTAACGTCAACCTCAACACCAACTCAAACTCAAACAGGAACTCCGGCAGTAACACCAACATCTACGACAACACGAACTCCAACGCAAACTTCAACCCAAACTCAAACACCTACAAATACTGCTAGTCCAACAAGAACTCCTACACCAAGTGTTACAACTACTCAAACACAAACTCCAACGACCACCGCGACTAGAACACCAACACCAAGTATCACTGCGTCACCTTCAGGTACGGCTGCGGTAACCCCGACTCCAACTAAAACTCCAACATCGACTCCGACTGTTACACCAACTCCGAGTGTAACTTTCAATTATACAATAGAAGTCAATCAACAGTATGAATACACAATTGGTATGTTAGGATCGTTTAGTGGAGGAACCGCACCTGCAGGTTCTACAGTTCCATATCAAGAAATGACAGATGAAAATGGAAATGTGACAATAGTTCAATTAAACGCAATATCTTTAGGGGGATTCAAAGGATTAAACAATTAAAAACAAAAATATATAAATAAATCAAAATATGGCAGATTTAAAACCACTTGGCAGTGAAAAATTAACTGGACAAGATAAATTAAAAAGAATAATGGAAATTGCTCGTTTTAACGAGGTAATACCATCGAATATTAATGAAACCGCGAGATCTGAGTATTCAATTTCTCTTGCCGACGGGAATAAATATGAAATAGTTAAAGAAAGACAGGGTTATATTATTAAAAAAACCATTTCGGAATCAGAAACTGATTATATTGAGCCAATGAAAAATAGAAAATACTATTCTTCATATTCTCAAGCATTAAAAAGATTAAATTTAGTTGCTGGAGAGTTGAATAGAATCAACGAAAACGAAGAAGAAGTTTCTTTATACGGAGAACAAAAAAAATTCACGTTAAAAACTCCTAAACCAGCGGCAGAACCAATGCCTGCTGCCGAGGTACCTGCAGCACCACCAGCAGTTCCTGATCCGGCTTTACCACCAGCTCCAAGCGCTGAAATGCCCGCTGGAGAAGATGAATTAAACATTGACATGGGTATGGATATGGGCCCTGAAGGAGACGTTGATGCAGATGTATCTATGGATATTGAAACTCCATCAACTGGAGAAGAAGAACAAGTTACGTTCAAAACTATTCAAAAACTTACAGGTAAACTAACTCAAAAAATCAGAACTTTAGACACTCAAGAAGGAATGACTTCTGAAGACATAAAGTATGTTATTAACATGGTATTATCTTCATTAGACCTTAAGTCATTATCCGAAGAAGACAAAGAAGATATCATGTCTAAATTTGATGAAGAATCAGAAGATTTAGGCGGAGATGATATGGGTGGATTAGATATGACTGATGATAGTGAAGTTGAAGATATTCAAGCAGATATGGATGTTCCTGTTGAGGGATATGAAATGGAAGAAGGTGGATATGGAAATGGAGCTATCATCGATAGTATTTTTGGAGAGTCTACAGTTGACAAAGTAATCTCGAAGTATTTCGAAATTTCTAAAAAAGAAATTCTTGAAAGTAAGGGGAAAAACCCAAAAGTTTCTGAAGTTAAAAAACAAATGAAAGAAGTTATAAGACTTAGTGAAACTGTTGAACAAGAATTATCCGCTAAAAAATTCTTAGAAAATAATTCAAATGCAAAAATTGTTGGAGTTACAAACAAGAAAAATTTAGTATTTGAAAATAAAGGAAAACAAATTAAAATATCACCTGAAGGATTATTAGTATGAGTTATTTGATATACGTAAATGGTTTAGGGCCCAATTATAAGGGAGACAATCTTTACGAATTCATTTTCTCTGATAGTCTTGATGTTTGGGGAGATTCTTGGGATAGTAGACCATCTAACGGTTATCCAAGTCCTCCCGATTTACATCATATTAAAAAAGTAGGAGTTCTGAGAAATACTGATGTAAAATTGGAATTGATTCAGAACTCCGATTTTTTTTCTATGGAAGATGCAATTGACGATGTGGTTGCACTAGCCTGGGAAACAGACGAAGATGGAAATCATAAAAGAATGGTTTTTAGATTTGGAATGTCCGAACAACAAATAAAAGACAAACTCTACGAAAGAGATTTGATATTAGAATTCGAAAAAAAAGTAGTTTATGAAAGTTAATAAAAAAGCACTCGAATTAATTGATAAAGGATTATCTGCAAAAACGGTTGGTAAATTAACAGAATCCCAAATTGAAATTCTTCATAGTAAATTAGTAATATCAGAACAAGTGTCTGAAGTACCTCAAATTGGAAAAACATATAAGGTTGGCCCAAAAGGGGGGAGTTTACCACCAACCCCAAGAGGATATTCTATTAGACAAGACCCAAATACAAAAGAAGTTATGGCAACTGCTGCGGAGAGCGAACTTGAAGAAGACGTTGAAGTAACAACTGACCCAAACAAAGAAACTGAAACTCAAGACCCAAAACAAGTTGGTCCTTCATCAGATGATGGATTTGGTGATGAGACTGATGGGATGGGTATGTTTGAAAGTGAGGCGGACCTTAAGCCAGGTCAACCAAATCCATGGGCTATATGTCATGCACAGGTTGGACCTAAAAAAACAAGAAAATTTGAAAGATGTGTTAAGTCTGTAAAAAAACAATTGGAAGAAGGAAAAAATCCAGTATCTTTGTTCATAGAATCAGAAATTACTAAAATCGTGGAAAAAAACTTACCCCCAAGAATAACTAAAGGTGACTTAATGAAATATCTTTCAGAAGCGAATTCACCACTTACCGCACCTGTAAAACCAACTACCAAACCAGATACTAAACCTGGAACAAGACCTGCACACCCGGGAAAGAATCCAAGGCCAGGTGAACAAATAGACCCGAAAGCAGCTGAACCAAAAACTGCACCGACTAAACCAATTACTAAACCCGACACTAAACCAAGAACAAGACCTGTACATCCTGGAAAAAATCCAAGACCAGGAGAACAGATTGACCCAAAAGCGGGAAGAATTTCTCCTGAAGATGCGAAACAAGAAGTAATTGATGTTATCTTAAATTTATTGAAATAATAAAATGGCGAAGATTAAAGAACAAATAAATTACGGGGATAGACCCGAAAGAATGGACCCAAGATTAGAACGAAAATTGGGAAGTCCTGAAAGTTTGTATGCAAAGAATCCTGCAATGAGAAAGGGAGCTGCGGATGTTCAAAGATTAGTGAGTTCAAGATTTGGAAAGGTTGCTGATAAGTTGAAACAAGTGACTGGAGTAGAGGATATTAGTTCTCAACAAGTTCAAGGAATGCTTTTTCAAGAAATGATGAGTATAGTTCCAGGAATAACAAGAATCGAAGGCCGGCATAGAGAAGAATTAGAACAACTCGCAATCGACGCATGTTTAGAAGAAACACAAGTCCCTGCTGATTGGTTTACGATTGAGGCATTATTGAATAGATCACCTATTAATATTTCGGATTTCAGAATGCAGGCTACTAAACCAAAGAAAAAGGAAGAGTCCCCTGAAATCCCTTCGTTTGATGTCGAAGATTTGACTGATGAAGAAGTGATGGAATTGGAAATCCATAAAAGAAACATGATTAATGCACTTGTTCAAGGAGCGGCAAAAAAGGGACATTATATTTTTCAAAAACCTGAAATCAAATCAAGATTGGATGAAATTAACCCTCAATTATATCCTGCTTATTTGAAAATTATGTCAATCAATGACTTCATGTATTTTTCTATGGAACAAATGATTGAAATGATGTCTCAAACAGGTAATGGTGTTGCAGGAAAAGTCAAGTTAGAAAATAAAGATGAAGATGAAGAAGAGGGTGGAGAAGATGAACCTGATACAAAAATTGTAGCTCAAGGTTTAATATTCCCAATTTTGTGTCATGAAATAATCAAAGGGTTAGAGGAATCTATCGCAAGACACGGATTACCTGAAGATCCTGAAATGTCTCAACAAGTTAGAGGAGTAACGGATGTTTTATCAAACGAACCGATGCAACTTAGAATTGGACCTGAAATTGTTGAAAAATTAAGATTTGCATTACCTGACGAAATGTATGATGAAGTAAACAAAGGATTGGTACCTTGGTTTTATTCAATTCTTTATAAGACAGAAGCTAAAGAATTTTTAGACATCATTGGTAATGCAATTTCTGAAGATGAATCCAAAGTAAGAAAGGCAACTGCAAAATTCAAAGAAATTATGAAACAAGCTCAACAGTCAAAGAGTGAGTATGATGATTTCAAAGGAGAAGAAGGTTCCGAAGATGAAGATGATGATTTGGACCAACTGTATAGAGATTTGGGAATTCCAAGACCATAAATCAGAATATGATTTAACTGTGTGAACAAAGAACAATTAATTATAGAATATACGAAGTGTATGAGGAGTACTCCTTATGCACTTCGTTCTTATTTACAGACATACGATAATACCGTGTCCAAGTATGTCCCATTAGAACTTTTTCCTGACCAACTTACATTACTCGAAGATTACGAAAAATACAACGAAAACATTGCGTTGAAATACAGACAAGCAGGGGTTTCAACTGTAACCGCGGCTTGGGCTTCAAAAAAACTTGCATTTGCAAGAAAGGAAAAACCTGAAAAAGTTCTAATAATTGCCAACAAGTTGGATACCTCCGTGGAAATGGCCAACAAAATAAGGTCATTTATTGAACAATGGCCTGATTGGGTTAATATTGGTTTTTCTGCGGAAAAAAATTCACAAAGACATTTCAAACTTAATAATGGATGTGAAGTGAAAGCGGTGGCAACATCCAAAGATGCTCTTAGAGGTTATACTCCAACAATTCTTATTTTTGACGAAGCCGCCTTTATTGAGGCTGATGGAGACTTTTGGTCTGCTTGTATGGCGTCACTATCCACGGGTGGTAAAGTTATCGTAGTTTCCACTCCAAACGGTTACGATCCAATATATTATGAAATTTATGACCAAGCATTAAGAGGGATGAATGATTTCAAAATCTCTGAAATGTTTTGGTATCGTGACCCTCGTTATACCAAAGATTTATACATGGTAAAAACGAATGATTTGGTTCATTATCTTTTGAATCGAGAGGATTATCCTATAGATACCGTAATTAACTTAGCTAATGATAATCCTTATGAGAGAGACCATACTATTGTAACAGATTATATTTCTCAAGGATATAAGCCTTGTTCCGCATGGTTCGAAGGAATGGTAAAGAAACTCAAGTACGATAGACGTAAAGTTGCACAAGAACTTGAATGTAACTTCTTAGGATCGGGTGATAACGTATTCGATTCAGATTTGATGCAGAACATTTCCAAAAACCAATTAAGACCCCCACAAGCCAAACTTATGGGTAATGCTTTGTGGATTTTTAAGGAGCCTGTAAATGGTCACAAATATGTAATGGGGGTTGACGTTTCTCGTGGGGATTCTGAGGATTTTTCATCAATCCAAATCATTGATTTTGATGAACGAGAACAAGTATTAGAGTATGTTGGTAAGATTCCTCCTGATGTATTAGCTGAAATCGCTTATAAGTGGGGAACAATGTACAACGCATTCTGTGTAATTGATATTACTGGAGGTATGGGAGTTTCAACTGCAAGAAAAATGCAAGAGTTACAATACCAACCGGGGTTATATGTTGACGGGATTGACACATCTAATAAGTGGAAGTGGGACCCAAAGATAAATGATAGAATTCCTGGAATTAACTTCAATACTAAGAGAGTTCAAATTATTGCGGCATTTGAAGAAGGTGTTAGACATGGATTCAAAATATATTCTCATAGAACATATAATGAGATGAATACTTTTGTATATATTAATGGAAGACCTGACCACCAGAAAGGACAACACGATGATTGTATTATGGGACTTTCGATGGCATTGTATGTTGCGGAAAAATCATTTCAATCATTAACGAAAGTTGTTAATCATACAAAGGCAATGTTAAATTCATGGTCTACAGTTATGAATGAGAATAAAAATACTTCAGATTTTTTTAATCCTTTGGTACCTCAGATGGGTAGAGACCCAAACCTAACTAATAATGGGGCCAGTAAAGAGGATTATCAAAAATATGGTTGGTTATTTGGATCTAAATAACTATTTATATTATCAGGGTAAATAGTAACATTACGTATGGCAGAACAAAATATGACAGTTTGGCAAAGATTGTCACAAACATTTGGACCGAATTCACTTCTCAATCAAGATTATCCAACGTTTAAGTTCGATAAAAAGGAACTTTTGCGTACCAAAAGTAGAGAAGAATACGAAAAAGAGAAACTTCAAGCACAACAAACATATTATCTTACGAACCAATGGTCCAAGGTAGAGAACAATCTGTATTCACAGGCGATTTATTATGAACCAACAAGGTTATCCGCTCAATACGACTATGAATCGATGGAGTATACTCCTGAGATTTCTGCAGCATTAGACATTTATGCTGAAGAATCCACTACGACAAACGAGGATGGATTCATATTACAAATTTATTCTGAATCAAAAAGAATAAAAGGAGTATTGGCGGATTTATTCAATAATGCATTGGATATCAATACTAATTTACCAATGTGGACACGAAACACCTGTAAGTATGGTGATAACTTTGTGTATCTTAAATTAGACCCTGAAAAAGGAATTGTTGGAGTACAACAATTACCAACCATAGAAATAGAACGACATGAGGTAGGTGCTAGTGGTAAAATATCTGTGGATGTTAAAAATGAAGTTGACAAAGACAAAAAAGCTTTACACTTTACATGGAAGAATAAAAACATGGAATTCCAATCATGGGAAATTGCTCACTTCAGATTGTTGGGGGATGATAGAAAACTACCATACGGAACCTCTATGTTAGAAAAAGCAAGACGTATTTGGAAACAACTTTTGCTTTCCGAAGATGCAATGTTAATTTACCGTACGTCAAGAGCTCCCGAAAGAAGGATGTTCAAGGTCTTTGTCGGAAATATGAATGATGATGATGTTGAAGCATATGTACAACGTGTTGCCAACAAATTCAAAAGAGAACAAGTGGTGGATAGTAAGACTGGAAACGTAGACATGAGATTCAATCAAATGGCGGTTGACCAAGATTACTTTATCCCCGTTCGTGATCCCTCAGCTCCAGACCCAATTACTACATTACCTGGTGCAACTAACCTATCTGAAATTGCCGACATTGAATATATTCAAAAGAAACTATTAACTGCCTTACGAGTACCGAAAGCATTTTTGGGATTTGAAGAAGTTGTTGGTGACGGTAAAAACTTGGCATTACAAGATATTAGATTTGCTCGTACAATTAACAGAATCCAAAAAAGTATGATTGCTGAACTTAACAAAATTGCAATTGTACATTTATTCTTATTGGGATTCGAAGACGAATTATCAAACTTTACTATTGGACTAACGAATCCATCTACTCAAGCGGATTTACTTAAAATTGATGTTTGGAAAGAGAAAGTATTATTGTACAAAGATTTAGTTTCAGATCCAGGTAATGGAATACAGGCAACTTCATCCACATGGGCGAAGAAGCATATTTTTGGGTGGTCAGATGATGAAGTTCGTTTGGATTTACAACAACAAAGAATCGAAAGAGCCGTTGGGGAAGAATTAAAAGCTACACCAACTGTTATAACAAAAACTGGATTGTTTGATAATATTGACAAATTATATGGTAGCCAAACAGGGTCAACACCAACTGCTGGAGCCGCAACAACTCCAGATGGAGGAGAAGAATTAGGATCACCTCCATCATTCGGAGGAGAGATTCCTGGAGGAGAACCTCCTTTACCAACAGAAGGAGGAGCCGGAGAAGTTCCACCCGCAGAAATAACCCCTGAATCAAGTAAAAAAGATCTTAACATTTTAGTGGAAAATAATTTAATTGAAGGGTCTCAAATAATAAATTTGGGTCAGGCACAAGATTCTTTAGGAGAAATTTCAAAACAATTAGATAAGTTATTAAATTCATAATATTTATTTGAAAAAGACACAATGACCTTCGGAACAGTAAAATCCCTAATTGAAAAAAATCTCTTGCAATCCTACAAAAATGAAATGGAATTCAAGAAGAGTTTACGAGAATTCAAACACAACGTTTTGAGTAATAAAGCTATGTCTAAAGCATACGCAATATATGATCAACTGAGTTCACCCCAAGGATTAGGAGAACAAGATGCAAAATATTTTATTGAAGAAGGGATTAATCTATTAAACAAAGTTTTGCCAAGTATTAAACTTCCAATCACACTTTCCGAAAAAACTGAAAACAATTATTCTGATATTGACACTTTAGTTTATACCCAAGGAGTGGATTTACTTGAAAGGGTTAATGCAAAGAAAAATATTCTAAAGGTTATTACATCAAATAAAGAATCTATTAAGGAAAGTATAAATATTCCAATTAGTTCTATGGTTGCGGTTGCAAATCAAACCGTTAACAACTACATACTTACTTTGGACGAAAATTCTAAAAAAGAATTTTTTCAAATAGTTTCTGAAGATACCAAAACTTTGGAGACAAAATTTGAAACATTAAGAGAAAGTACCATATCCAAGCTAACTAATCTTCAAAACAATGAAGATTCTCAGGATATGAAAACAAAAATTTCAGAAACGATTGACAAAATTAAATCTGAAAAATTCGACCAATTAAACTTTTTGAAGTTAAAAAATTTGGAAGAATCAATTTGATTGGTCTTTGATACTTTGAATATGTTTTGCCTTCAGAATCTGTGCTCTTCTAAGTACAGATTTTTTTGTATATTGCTTTTTATCAAATAAAATCTGATTTTGTTTTGTTTTAATTACTTTTGACTTTAGGGTCTTGAGAGCTTTCTCAAGAGGATTACCCTGTGTGATTTTTATTATTATCATATATTAGAAATATCTACAAATATAAAAAAATTTTGACAATCATACATATATTGTATATAATTTCATTAATAAACATACATAATAACATTATTAATGAAAAAAGGAAAAAGTGTCAAACTTAACCTGTTCAATCCCATAAAGTCACAGTATGGGACAGTAGATTCCAAAAACTTAAAATCAGTTTACATAAATATTCAATCATGGGTAACACCAAAAGAAGAGTTAGATAATTGGAATCGAGTTGTCTCAGGTTTGGGACGAGAAATAAAAAATTCAGTTTTCGAGTCAATCAATTCAAAAATTTTTCAAGAAAAAAATATTGTTGATTTAGACCTTAGGACAAGTGGGATATCAAAAGGGAAAAAATCATTTTTCAATTTGGAAATTAATCTATATACCCACCGAGAAATGGATTTCAAGTGTGATGAAATCAAAGAATCCATAAAAAATATTGTTAAATCAATCTATAAAAATAACGTAATTCAAAACAAATACTTTGATTTTTCAATTTCTAAAAAAGAAGAAATCTAACAAACTATTCAAATCCGTATATTTATCTTAAAAGATTAGATGAAAGATTTAAGAATTTTAGAAGCTAGCGAGCTTGGACACGGTATATTGATAGAAATGGATGCAGGTTGGGTTTCTCCAAAAGATACTCACAATATTGATGTTTTGAAAGAAGCAACTAATTTAGATTATAGAAATCCATTTGAATTTTATGCCGTTCTTCAAAAATACGATACTCCAAATAGAAATGGTAGAACGTATCCTGAAAGGATTTTAAAAAGGGAATCTGAAAGATATAAAGAGGCAATTTCTAAGGGTTTATCCACATCAGAATTAAACCATCCTGAGTCGTCATTAATAGACTTAGACAGAGTATCTCACATTATCACAGACATATGGTGGGATAAAAATATACTAATGGGAAAACTCAAATTATTGACATCTCCAGGGTTTCATGAAAGAGGTATAGTGTCTACTAAGGGAGACCAAGCAGCAAACTTAATGAGACAGGGAGTGACTTTAGGTATTTCTTCAAGAGGTGTTGGGTCATTAAAAAAAGTTGGGGAAAGAAATGAAGTCCAAGATGATTTTGAATTGATATGTTTTGACTTAGTATCTTCTCCATCAACACCGGGAGCTTACTTATTTTCTAACCCTGACGAAAGAAGTAAGTATGAAGAAAACTTAGAGGAAGAAATAAAATATAAACAAAATAACGACTATGTTGGAAAGTCGGTTGACTTAATGAGAAAATTAGACGATTTTTTAGGAAAATAAAATTATGGAAGAAAAATATTTTGTAGCAAAAATTCAGTATGATTTCCCTGATGAAAATACGGGTAAGATTAAAAAAGTTAGAGAAGAGAAACTTGTTAAAGGTTACTCTGTCACAGATGTGGAAGCTAAAGTGACTAAAAAATACGAAGGATTCACTCATGATTGGAGAATCACTGCAGTATCTGAA